CGACATTCTCCGAAAACCTTCTGGCAATGAATGCCGGATAGGTGACCAATATGTTCTGATAACGATTCTGATCAATCAGCAGATTCCCATTGCGTCCAGGAACCTCAACCACTTCATACACCCGTTCAGGCGCCCCGTATGTGCCGCCGCCGGAGATCTGCACACCGTAATCCAGAGAATTCGCACCGGCAAAAGTTAAATAATGATTTACCAAACCGCTGACCTCCTGTTCACGTTTCTGCTGATCTTCTGCTCAATGATATTTGCAAGCTCTCGGACGTCCTGTCCAGGCGCTCCGTATACGTTAATGGTCGGGTTGTTCGAATAGTTGTTCGTGGTGGTGCTGTTGCTTACGCCAGAAGCCGCCGGAACATATCCAAAAGCCGTCTGCACTGTCTGCTTTATCATGTCCAGAAGGTGCGATTCGCCAACTACAATTTCATTCCCTGGCCGGTCGCCGCCAATCAGACCTTTGCCGCCGGACATGCCGAACAGTGTCGGCGCCGACAGAATCATCGCCTGATCGTAACCTTTTGCGAAATGCGTCCAACCTAAGCTGTACGACACAACGCGCGAACCTGTCTGATCCCACACAACAGGCAACGCGCCATGTGCAGAAACATAGATCGAAGAATTCGCATTTACGTTGTTCAGCGCTCCGACCATCTTCGAGCATTCTGCCCCGACGTTATTCGCTGTGGCCTGATATGCCGCTATGGTCTGCTTCTGCATAGTTCCAACAGACGAAACCGAAGAATTAACAGATGTGTCAATATCTTTCGATACCGTGGAATAAGACCCCTGCGTCTGCTTTTCGACGTTCTGGGCCGCCGCCATCGTCTTGCCCGCAGCGTCTTCAGTACGCTTTGCGGCACTTTCCTGTGCGGCACCCATATCGCCAGTTGCCTGTGTCGTACTCCTTGCCAGAGCTTCGGCGGATGCTGCCAAAAGCCCATACGTTCCTGTCATTTGTGCGGCCTTTATTGCCAGATCACCGTCAAGGCCTGTCTGCGCCTCGATCGCATTGTTAAGCATTGACATGCCGTCCTGCGTCGTGATCGTGTTGGCATAGGTTTCTTGCATCTTGCCGTTTGCCTGCCCTAAGACATCCGACCAATTCGTGGTCGACTGGCTCATGGCTTCGAACGTGCCGATCATGGTCTGCGCTCTTCTGACTCCGAAAACGTCCTCGATCGTCAGGCCGGTGTCCCCGATCTGCGTCTGCAGCTTCTCGGCAGTCGTGCCGGTTCCCTGCATGATCTCAATTGCAGACTGGAAAGCACCGCCCACGTCATCGGTCGCACCGGACAGCTTTTGCATGGCTGTTCTGGCAGCGGTTGAAATGTCGTTGACCTGACCGCCGGCATCTCTGTACGCAATCATCAGCGCCATGGTGTCGTCCATGTCCATGCCTAACCCCTGGAACGCCTGCGCCTGCCTTGCCAGTGTGTCTGACATCTGGCTTGCAGAAATATCCGCGGACTGCGAAGAAACCACTAACTGATCCAGAATACCCTGCATCGTCTGAATGTCCGCAGACGTGTCGCCGGTTACAAGTCCCCACTGTTTCATGACGTCCACAACGTCGTTAACAGCATCCGCACCGTCTTCGCCGGTTGCCTTTGCGAACTGTTCAAACATAACAGCAGCATTTTCTGCAGAATCACCTGTTAAACCAAGACGAGTGTTCAGATTTGCAACGATCGCCGCCGTGTCCTGAATGGATCCGTCTTTGTTTGCGACTGCAGCCCATGCGTTTTTCGCCCGCTGCTCCATGTCCGCCAGATCTTCGCCGACCGCGCCAGTTCCCTGGGCGATAACCGCGACAGCTTCGTCAAAGTTTTCCTGAATCTGAATGGACGCCTCGCCGATGTCCATGATCACGTTGACGATCTCACCGATCAGATCGGTCAGCGATCCGGTTGCTATGGATTCCACCATCCCGCCGATCGCGCCGCCGAAGGCGCTTCCCATGCTTCCGGAAGCCTCTTCAACCTTGCCTTCGGATTCCGCAACGCCGTCCACTTTCTGGATGGTCTGATCGAATCCGTCGGCAGCTGCCTGTGCGTCACGCATTGCGCCCTGATTGTCTGCCAACGCTCCGGAAAGATTCTCGATCTGCTGCGCCAAGTCTTCGCACCGCGCCGTGTCGTCTTCCAGCCATGCGTTTGCATACTGCTCTTTCAGATCGTCCAGAGCGGCCTGCTGATCGTCGATCATGGTGTTCAGTTCGCCCATCGGTGACTGCAGGTCTTCGATCGCCTTCTGGTGGTCTTCAATTTCGGAGTTACATTCGTTCAGCTGCGTTTCGACATTCGCCAGCGCAGCTTCCCATTTTTCTGCTTCGGTCGACCCTTCGCCGTACTTATCGACAGCGCGGTCAACCATCTCCTGCATCTTGTCAACCGCTTCTGTCAGACGGTCGTGCTTTGCTTCCAGCTTGTCCAGAACCTTTTCGTTCTTTTCCATTTCGCTGGTGGAATCGTCAAAGGACGACTTGAGCGCATCCATCTGCTTGTCCAGCGTTTTGGTCGACTGGATAATGTTCTGCAGTTGTTTTCTATATTCAGCTTCCCCGTCGATGCCGATCCGTGGGCCTATCGAAATAGCCATGTGTCTACCTCAAAGCCATTACTTCCTCAAAAGTCCATTTCTTTTTCTTCGCAGGTTCTGCCAGACCTTTGCTGATTGCATGGCAATTAATCAAATCAATGAATTCGCCGTACGGCGTCAACAGTGTTTCGCGCTTGCTTATGCCAATTTGCAAGCCCTGATAAATAAACCAGGCGCGGTTGAGCGTTATTGCCCGTCCGCGCCCTCGTTTTTTTTAGTGGCAACAGTGATTTCACTGCCGTCTCGGATTGCCTTTTCCACTTCTGTCGACAGCTGACGCATTGCCGGAAGCGGCAGCGCTTTGACCTCTTCCAAGGTCAGATAACACGGCTTGTATTCCGGATCGGAAAGCTTCTGGGCGTCTTCGTATGCCTTATTGCAGATCACTGACATATAAACGACATATGCAACGCTCCTGCTTTTCGGATTCTTGATGTTCAGATCCTGCTGTGCCAGATACGCGCCGACAGTGTACAGAAATTTTCTATCAATCCCATTGATTACCATGTCTCATTCCCTCCAAAAGCCTTATCAGGCCAGTTTCGCCAAAAGCGCCGCTTCTGCGGCTGCCTCTGTTTCGTATTCTTTGCCGACATGCTTCCAGTTGTGGTTCGCGTCGTCCGATCTGTAAATTTTTCCGGTCAGCGCCTGCGTCTGGAAAGAAATTTCTGCTTCCTGCGTCGCTGCCGAAGTCTCGACAAAATCGAACGTTGTTTTTGCCAGAATGAACGGAACGTAAGTCGTTACGCCTTCTTCCATGAATCTGGCAATGAATCCGAATCCAACGTAGGGCAGTATCAGACTGTCGCCATAAGAAAGCCACCCGTCCGAATCGGCTGCCGGCAGACCCATGATCATTTTTTCGGCGTCCTGCTTAAGACCGTCGACCGTTACGGAAAATGTTCCGTCGGTGAATACGCCGCCGGCGCTCTCTGCTCTCTGGTTGTCTGCATAAAAATCCACATTGCTGCCTGTATTCGGTGTTATTGATACGTCAACGCCGCGGGCCAGCTTCATCGGCGTTCCGTAGGATACGTTGCCGCCGGTTACGCTGTACGCTGCCACATACGGCAGTGAAAAACCTGTACAAACTCTTCCGCTTGCCATTGTTTAATCTCCTTTTATTTCATTGCTTTTTCCATCAGTTCATCGCACTTTTTCGCCATTGCGTCCTCTGCCTTGTGTTTGCAGGAATTTATGGCTTTTCTGACAAAATCAAAAGCCGGCTGATGGGACGTTCCGGAGCAGACCCTTCTGGCGACAAAACTGTTTGCTTTCCAGTGAGTTGCCGTCTTGTATCTGTTATCGTCGTTGTACCCGTCAAAACCGACTTTTGTGTTGATATATCCGCCATCGTCCTGCATCTTTGCCAGACCAAGGCCGTCATGTAATCCCTGCCGCTGAACTTCGGAAATCAGTGTTGATGGTATGCTGTCGATTGCGCTGTCGAATGCGTCATAGACAACCGCACCGCCCTCATATACGCATTGCTTAACCATTCCGGTCGAATTGTCCGCCATCGCGGTCAGCTTAGAAATATAATCGCTGATCCATTTGCCAACAGTTAGTTTAGCCATGACTTATTCCTCTACGATCTGGCACGAAAACGTCAGATGCTGAATCTTGTTTTCTGATTCGACGTCAACGGTCGTATCCGGAGCCGTAAAGCCTGCCGCTTTCAGCTCATCCGCGATCCGTGTCATCAGATCAAAGTAGTTGTACGTTATCGGCAGAAATAAGTGCGCCTGAACATAGTCAACCCACATCGGGTTATCGTTGTCAGAGAATGCGACCGGCTGCCGATCCGTCAGGTTATACGTCGCCCACATCTTCCATTCGTGTCCCGTATAGACGTTTGCATATGAATGGATGCTAAGGCGTTCGAATATGTTTCTGATCTTCTCAAAACAGTTCATCATTCAGCCCCATTTCTTCCTGACAATACAATTCCACATCTTCGCCGTGTCTGAATGTCCTGTACACTCCGTACCGCTTGCCGTCTCTTTCAATGATCAGTTCGCGGTTATACTCCGCGGCCCAGACGATCGCACGGAAAGACGGTTTGATGTTCAGCAGGCCGGTGTTATAGAACTCCTGCCCCGTGATGCTGTCCACGTTGGCGTATACGTCCGTCCTCGTTTCTTTCTCGATCCGGAACCCGTCTTCGTCCAGAATGTATTCAGCTGAAATCAGTGTGATTTTCTCATTCTTCCGCAGCATAATTGGTGTACCCCGATGCCATGCCTAACTGTGCTTTCTGCTCGTCGTAGCTTCTGGAAAGCCGGTCAAACTCTTCTTTTTCTGGGAATCCGAAATGGATTTTGCAATACGTAGTCACAGCCAGGATGATAAGGGAATCCGTCTGCTCACGATTGTCCACGCCGGCAATACCCAAATCTAAAAGAGCCGCCCCGATCAACAGCTCCAGTTCGGCATCAAAATCATTTGTTGTTAGACGCAGCGCGCTTTTTACCTTTTCCAGCATCTTTTTTCTCTCCCTTCTGGTCAGCGACCGCAACCGCCGAACCAACGGACAGCAAGAAATGTGCTTCTTCGGGGGAAACCTCTAAGATCTCCCCCGCGTGATGAATAATTCTTGCGCTGCGTGTCAGCTGGATCGTCATGCTTTCGCTACGACGCAGAATCTGCCGCTTGCGGTCAGTGCGTGCGCGACGTACTGGCGGCCTACGATCTTAACCATGTCGGCCTCGGCCTCGGTCAGATCGTCGTATTTCAGAGCAATGCCGTCGCCTTCAGGGAAGTTCGCCTGCACGCCGGAAAGATCGCCGACGATCATGTAAACCTCACCGGAAGCCGCTGCGCTGTATGCTTTCAGGCTGTTATTGAACAGCACCGTCAGGCCGTTGAACGGATCAAACGCAAACGCGCCCGCAGCCTGCGCCGCGATAAAATCAGCATAAGTCAGCTTGTTCATGATGATGACGTTGTTCGTTGCTTCGTCGGACAGGTTCGCGAACGCTTTGGAAACGGTCGTTACTGCCGGCGCCTCGGTGATCTTTGCGACAGTCGGCACAGAGTTGGAAGTCTGCGGAGCGTTCTTGATGTCTGCGATGATGTCAGCCGCCAGCTTTTTGGCGATCTGATAAACCAGTTCATCGTAGACATAGCGAAGGAACGCTTCGCCGCCCATCGTCACGGCTTCGTCGCTGATCCGGATCCACTTTTTGATGTTTGCCGGAATCATCGTTACGATGCCAAGCACAAGATTCTCTTCGTCCGGAGCATCCTGTCCTTCAGTGTGGACAACCGCACCAGTCGCAGAAATCTCGAAGGAAACCTTCAGATTGCCGCGGAAGTAGGTCTTCCGGACTCTGGAAAGAATCTGCTCATTGTCCCATGCAGTCCGGACAATGCTGTCAACCAGCACCGGAACCGGAACAGCGCCGGTAACGTTCTCGGTCAGAAGGGAACGGCATTCCGCATCTTCGCCGGTCTTGATATATTTTGCGTATGCGTCAACATACTCTTTGCTTGCTCTTACTTCTTCGTTGGTCATGGTCTTTTTCTCCTCTTCGAATTTCTTGACAACTACGCCGTCATTCGCGGCGGCCTTGCGGATTTCGGCTTTCTTCGCCTCTTCGGCTTTTCTGGCCTCAATCTCTTCTTTGATGCTTCTGGCTTCATTCTCCAGCGCATCCAGATCAGCTTCCGGATTGTCCAGTTCGGCGACAATGGCGTCCTGTCTGGCTTCCAGTTCTTCAATAGTCATTTCTTTGATGTTCATGATTTCACCTCATTGTTAAGATTCTGATTTTCTGTTTTTTCCGTTCCGTCTCTCTGGCTTCTGCCCTTGCACTCTCCAGTGTTGCCTTTGCGCTCTCCAGTGCATCGGCAAGGCCGCGGGCCTGAATAGACGTTGCCTCATACGCTGGGAACGTGACTGCGGAAACTTCCAGAACCTTCGAAATTCCCATGATCCGGCGGGTCGGGTGTTCCGTGTCAATATCTTCCCATGCGTATTTATCAATTAAAAACATGAAAGACATACCGGAAATGTCCCCACGTTTTACGGCTGAATATAATGCTTTTGCTTCCGCGTTGTTTTCTGTGTCCAGATCTACGCGGATGCTCATGCCACGCTCCGGAATCACTTCCAGCTGCATCGTGCTGTTCGCGTTATTGTTCCGGCTTCTGGCAAGCGGGATCATGTCGGTGTTGTGATTTACCAAAAAACGCACGTCACGCAGATCCGCGTCGTCCAATGCTCCCGCCTCAATAATTTCGTCGCACCATCCAAGGTCTGTCCGTTCGTTGTACACGATCGGCTGACCGGTCAGAAAGCTGCCATGCTCTTCGTTCTGGTCGGCGCGAACATCAAAATTAAATGTCCTGATTTCCTTCGTCATCGTTGTTCACCTCATTCACTTTTTCGTCTGCATTCCAATACTCGCCGCGGATCACGCGCACGTCTCCGCCTTCGACCGGCGCCATGTTCCAGATTTCCCTTGCGTCGTTCAGGCTGATCACGCCACGGTCAAGCAGCTGCGTGCTGACGTTCAGTTTTTCGCTATTGCTTAAATACTGCAGCCGGTTCGCCGTCGCCATGACTGCGTTGCCTTCGGTCTGCTCTCTGAATGTGAAAAGCATTCTGGTCACTGATTCAGAAAACTGCACCGCAAACGGTTCGATCGCGCCTTCATAAAATGCGGACCATTTATCACCGTATGCCTTGTTTTGCAATATATCCTCATTGACGCCGAAGTAATCAAAGACATTGTCCTTAATTGTCCGCATCGAATCGGCATCAATTACCCACGGTTTTACGTCGACCTGCTTAATGTTCTGGTATGTGTTCGGAAACAGAAGCAGGCCGCCGCCCTTCGCATCTCTGGCGAAGTTCTCTTCTGTGAATCGTCTGCGTTCTTTCGCAAGGTCTTCCGCTTTGCTGAAGTTGCTGACCTGCGCCATGAACCGATACGTTGCCGCGCTTTTGACGCCTTCCTCAATGCCCTGATTCTGTATATGGATCAGCTCCATCGTCGGCAGTAACGCATGATTCGATTCGCCGAAGAAATCGTTTTTATACTGGTGCTTCGTCAGGATCGCGCAGGCGTCAAACTCAATCGCCGCACGGTCACCCCATCCGAATTCATACCGCAGCCAAGGCCGTCCGGAATACTGCACGATTTCGCACCGCTGCGGCAGCGGCGTGAACATGCCGGATACCGCGCCGAATTCGTCAAAGATCGGAACCACGAAGGCCGTGTTGTGAATGTCCAGAATGGTCGATAGTCTATACAGAAACTGTCCCCACGTCTGCAGCTGGTTCGGGCCATGCTTCAGCTTGTTCCGCAATGCCGGTTTTGCTGTCCCCAGGCATTCAACCTTCAGCTTGCTGATGTGGTTCGCTCTGGCATGTACTGCCGCCCTGACTATTTCCTGCTCATAAATATCCCCGCCGAACCGTGTGAAGTGCGGCGCGTATCCGTTGAGCATTTTGTATTCGCCCTGAAACGTCGTTTCTGCCGGTTTGGGCCGGTTCTTGAAAATCAAATCAAACAGGCTCATTTTTTAACTGCTCTCCTATTTCGTTATAATATTTCTGCCGCACCGTCAGCGCGTCGATGACCGCCGCAACGCCGTCAATGTGGGCGCTGGGCGATAGTTTTACAAGCTTACCTCTGCCACGTTCCACGCTCATTTTCAAAGCGCAGTCAAGCCAATGAATTTTCAGCAGATCATTATCGCCGCAATGGATCCGCCCGTCTTTTAACAGGCCTTCGGTTTCCTGGATGACAGGCCACAGGTTATCTCCCTGGAAAATGTCGGAGCAGTGAAACCCGTAGGCTTGCATATCTTGAACAAGATATTGCGCTGAAAATCTATCGTATCCCACTTTTAACGGCAAGATTTCGTATTCTTCGACCAACATCTTGAACCAGTTAAAACAATCATGGTAATCCACAAAGTTTTCGCCGGATCTCTGCAAGATTCCTCTGTGTATGTATTGCCAGTACGGGATGCCGTCCCGCTCGGTGGCCTCTTCGATCTTCCCGTCCGGAAGAAAGAATTTTGCGATCACGTACAATTCGCCGTTCTTCTCTACCACAATGCAGCATGCTGTCAGGTCGGTGGTCTGGGACAGGTCGATCCCGCCCACGCAGTAACAGCCACGGAAATCATCCAGATCGAACGGTTTGCCGAATGCCTTCTCGACCGTCTGGGCATCAAGCCATGCAAGGCTGCTGTTCTGCTTGCGGTTCGCATATTTCACGATGAACTCGGCCTTCTTTGACAAGCTGCCTTCTGCAACGGCAATTTCTTCGATCAGGTAGGAAGCAGAAACAGAAACGCCAAGGTTCGGGTTGCTTTTCTGCAATTCGTTTATGTCGTTCCACTTCTCGATGTCGTCAATCATGTATAGAACCGGAAGCAGGCGCGTTTCTTTGGATTCGCCCAGAAGGAACCGTGTGGATCTCTTCAGGATTTCATCAAAAATCGAGTCATTGGCATAGCCTGAAGTAGAACAGGCGAACATATAACCGTCCGGTCTGGCTCCAAAACCACTTTTCAAAACCTCGTAGGCTTTCAAACCTTTGTCGCCTTCCCAGGAAGCGATCTCATCGCAGATGACCATGGACGGGTTGAAACCGTCGGATCGTTTATTGTCAAGTGCGATCTTCTGCATGGTGCTGTTTGTACCAGGAATCCGCAGATCCGTCATTGTATGCCGCGCCAGCATTTCATCATCCATTAGCCGCTTGTTGTGCTGATTCTTAGATGCGTCAATCTCTTCCTTTAGCTGCTGCCATTCCGGATCAAGCCGCGTCATGTTCCAGACGTTGTTATAGATGATGTCAGCCTGTGCCAGCTTCGGCGCCACGCAATACACCCTTGCACCGTAACCACCGTTCTGCTGCCATTCGTATTTTGCAAGACCGGCGGCAAACAGGCTCTTGCCGTTCTTTCTGGCAACGATCAGAACCACCTCTTTAAACTGCCGATGTCCGTCCGCGTCCTTTATCCCATAAATCAAACTGACAATAGCTTTCTGCCAAAGCTCCAGCTTCAGCGGCCCAGGAGCCAGCGCGCCTTCGCAATGAAAAACGTGCGCTTCGATCCACTCCACCGCATCATTCGCGGCTTTCTGGTCATAAAAAAAGGACTTCTGCTCAAGTCCCTGAATGATTTTATCGTATAAAGCGGTTATCCATCTGCCTACTGTGACAGACCCGTTTTTTATCGCCTGATAATAGGCTAAGATATAATTTTTTGACATGATTTTCGTTAGCTCTCGCTAAATCGCAAAACAAGG